TTACCAACGGTGCAGTGACTGGTCGTATGACGCACATGAGTCCTAACATGGCACAGATTCCTAACAGCAGTGCTGTCTATGGACCTGAGTGTAGAAACCTATGGATAGTAGAGAAAGGCAATAGATTAGTTGGCATCGATGCTTCAGGTTTGGAGTTGAGAATGTTGGCTCACTATATGAATGACGATGCATATACAAGTGAAGTTGTATCAGGTGACATACACACAGCGAACCAGAAGGCAGCTGGACTTGACACGAGAAATCAAGCTAAAACATTTATCTATGCATTCCTCTATGGCGCAGGAAGTCCCAAAATCGGGTCGATTGTTGGAGGCGGTGCGAAAGAAGGACAAAAGCTCATTACTAGTTTTCTACGCAACACACCGAAACTCAAAGCACTTCGTGAGAAGGTTAGTCGCCTCTACTCTCAGAAAGGCTGGCTTCCAGGTCTTGACGGACGCAAGCTACTCGTTCGTTCGGAGCACTCGTCGCTCAACACGCTATTGCAAGGTGCAGGTGCAATCGTGATGAAGCAAGCTCTTGTGTTATTGTCTAATCGTTTAAAGCGAGAGAAGATAGAACACAAGTTCTGTGTAAACTGCCATGACGAATGGCAAATAGAGTGCGGACCAGACGATGCAGAAACTGTAGGTAAGTACGGAGTACAAGCAATTACAGATGCTGGTATACTACTAAAGATGAGATGTCCACTAACAGGAGAATACAAGATTGGCACAACTTGGAAGGACACCCACTAATGACAGAAGATAAAGACCCTGACGAAAACCTATACGGCATGGTGGTTCTTCGTGCCTTTACCGACAACACCTATTCTATTGAGACATCAATGAGTTTAGACGAATCCTTTCAGCTATTGATTGACTGTGTTCAAGATTTAGAAGACGGCACACTAGAAGGATTGGAAGAGTTTGAAGAAGGTGTGTCACGAAACATTCACTAACTATTTCACAATGTGGATTGACAATAGTTGACAACCCACTATAATCAGTAACAGCAACATTTTTAAAGGAGTAATAAATGAGTACACCAGTTAAACTAAAAGCCGATATCTTCTGGGCATACTTTGACAAGATTAATGACCTTAGTCAAAAATACCAAGTAGACCTTTGCAACCTATCTGATGACGCAGTAGCAGCATTGGAAGCAATGGGCATCGCTGTCAACAACAACCCTAAGAAACCTGAGCAAGGTAACTACATTACTTGCAAGTCTGTGAACCCTATTCGTCCACAAGACTCTTCAGGCAACCACATCACTGCAATCGTGGCTAACAACTCTAAAGCAACAGCAATGGTTTCTGCTTACGAGTGGAAGTTCATGAACAAGAAGGGTATCAGCCCATCCTTGATGAAGATTGTTATTACTGACCTCAAGGAATACAAGCCTGAAGCTGTAGCAACAGCGGACATGGATGACGATATTCTGTGATAACTGCTTTAATCGACGCTGACTCTTTGTGCTATGCCGTTGGCTTTTCTAGCAACGATGTAGACGAAGCGTTAGCGGTGTCTAGGTTAGAAGCAACAGTGGTAGAGCTTTGCATGGATTTAGAGTGTGATGACTATAAGGGATTCCTTACTGGAAAGGGTAACTTCCGCAACGACATCGCAGTCACAGCTCCATATAAAGGAACTCGACCAACAGAAAAACCTGTACACCTACAAGCTCTCAGAGACCACTTAGTGAACGACTGGGAGTTTGTAGTCACCGAAGGTATAGAAGCTGACGATGCTGTTGGTATTGCTGCTTACGGTCTCGATGAAGATGAATCAATCATGGTTCACATCGACAAAGACCTTAATCAGTTCCGAGGGCATCACTACAACTATCGAAAGAAAGAGAAGTATTATGTCTCTGAATTCGCTGGTTGGCACAGCTTCTACCTACAAATTCTTACTGGCGACAGAGTCGACAACATTGAAGGTCTAAAGGGTATTGGTCCTGCTAAAGGGACTAAGCTACTCAAGGACTGCACAACTGTTGAAGAGCTGTACGATGCAGTTCTAAAGGCTTACGACGGTAACTACGAACGAGTGCTAGAGAACGGACAATTGCTGTACCTACAGCGGAAAGAAGGAGATGTATGGCATCCTCCCCAAAGATAATTCAGGTGTCGTGGATTGATGCTGTTGCTGATGTCGGTTGGGAATCTAAGACAAAGGCAGAGATACACCATTGCATCACTGTGGGTTATTTAGTTGACGAAACAGATGAAGCAGTCTGTTTAGCGTCTACCTGGTCTGTTGACCAAACCAACGCAAGAATGCACATTCCGAAAGCATGGATTAAAAATAGAAAGGTACTAGCTCGTGAAGACACAATCAGCCAAGTCAAAGGGACGAAACCTACAAAAGTGGGTCGTAAAGCAACTGTTAGAAAGGTATCCACAGTTAACAGAGCTTGACCTTAGAAGCTGTCCCATGGGTTCTCACGGTGAAGATGTCGTGATGTCTCAAGCAGCTAAGGAAGAAATACCAGCAGTGTTTGAATGCAAGTCTTTAGCTAAAGTAGCTGTGTACAACTACTACGAACAAGCAAAGTCTCACGGCAACTACGAACCAATTGTAATTATTAAACAGAACGGTTGTAAGCCCTTAGCAGTGATTGACGCTGAGGTTCTATTTGACATGATGGCGGGGTAAATGATGAGTGAAATTAAACTAGATGTTGATAATGACTTTTGTGATGAGATTGTTGCAGCTCGTCTTATTGGTACAGCAAAGGCACTAAAGAAAGACATCAAAGAAAAGACTTGGGGACAGGAAGACTTAGAGCAGTTTCAGAAAGTCGTTGATGCTTTAGAAGTTGTAGGTCCTTGGTTTGTATTTGACTGGAAGAAGAAGGTTAAATAATGCGTATACTCTTGCTCGATATTGAAACAAGTCCTAACTCAGCCTATGTGTGGGGTTTATTCGACCAGAACATCGGCATCAATCAAATGATAGACTCATCTCAAGTTCTTTGTTACTGTGCTAAGTGGCTCGGTGATAAAGAAGTTGTGTTTGACTCAATTCATAAATCATCTCGTAAGAATATGCTGAAAGGTATACATGGACTTATCGACCAAGCAGACGGTCTTGTTACTTATAATGGCAATAAGTTCGACTTACCTATTCTCAACAAGGAATTCTTACTTCATAATCTTAATCCACCATCTCCTTCTAAGAAAATTGACTTACTGCGTACTGTTAGGAGCAACTTTAGGTTTACTTCTAACAAACTAGATTATGTCTCCCAGCAACTAGGATTAGGAAAGAAGGTAGAGCATGAAGGATTTGAACTCTGGCTTAAGTGCATGGACAAAGATAACGCAGCTTGGGGTCGTATGGAAAAGTACAACATCCAGGATGTCATCTTGTTGGAAAAGCTTTACTATAAGCTTCTTCCTTGGATTAAATCGCTTCCAAATCGCAATCTTAATACGGACAATCATGTATGCCCAAGCTGTGCTTCGTCGAAGATACAGAAGCGTGGATTCTCTTTGGCAACAACAGGAACATACCAGAGATACCAATGCCGTGATTGCGGTTCGTGGAGTCAAGGGACTACAGCGGTTAAAAAAGGTATCAAAATCAAAGGAGTTGCTTGATGACAAATAAATTTATAGACAACCCTGTGGCAATGCCTACACTAGGAGACACTTACGAAGCATGGGCTGAGAACACTAAGAAGGTCTATAAAGCCTATGCTGAAGGTAGTGAAGACGCAGGTGATGTTATGTCTCGTCAAGTAGCTGGAGACCATTACAAACGAGCAATTCAACCGTGGGAAATCATTGACGAATGGAGGCTGTGCTATTATTCTGGAAATGTGTTAAAATACTTGTTACGCTATAAATATAAGAATGGTGTGGAAGACTTAGAAAAAGCCAAGCACTACTTAGAATACCTCATCAAGAAAGAAAAAGATGCCCTTATTACTGCACGAGATTAAAGAGCGACTTACAGAGCTTGATGAGATAACCTTGTTGGAGCTGTTGAACATCACTAGCGAAGACATTGTAGAACTGTTCTCTGAC